CTGGTCCCGCTATCCTAATAAAGCATAAGGCACTCAAGCGTTGGGCGTCTTAGCCTTTCTGCCCTCGGCCCTAACGGGCCGAGGGGTCCCTAATCATTTAAATAATTAAAACACTTTTTAAATAATCGATTCCCTTATTACAAAAAGGGGTCCCACTACTTTAGGTTGTAAAGCTTGATTTGTACATTTATAGATGGTATTTTCATTTTACATCTGAAATAAGATGCCAAAAAAATTATAAAAAATTTTTTTCAAATGAAAATAAATATAAACGACCCTGGAAAGATATTAGATATAGCTTCTAAGTTACCACCTGATGTAGCCAAAGAGTTTACTAAAACTTATTTTAAAATCCAAGAACTAGATAAAAAAGAAAACATCAAAAAAGATTTCATGGCTTTTGTAAAACATGTTTGGCCTGACTTCATAGAAGGATCACATCACAAACGAATTGCAGATATATTTAACAGAATTGCAGATGGCAAATTAAAACGACTAATTATAAATATGCCACCTAGACATACAAAGTCTGAGTTTGCATCATTTTTATTTCCAGCATGGATGGTAGGTCGTAATCCTAAATTAAAAATTATTCAATCAACTAACACAACAGAATTATCTGTAAGGTTTGGTCGTAAAGCAAAACAACTTATGGATGACCCTCTGTATAAAGAAGTCTTTGACACCAGACTAAGAGAAGATTCTCAAGCTGCAGGTAAATGGGAAACAGAACAAGGTGGTGAGTATTATGCTGCCGGTGTTGGATCAGCAATCACAGGTCGTGGTGCTGATCTTCTAATTATTGATGACCCACACACTGAACAAGATGCATTAAACTCACAAGCACTAGAGCGAACCTATGAATGGTATTCTTCTGGTCCACGTCAACGTCTACAACCAGGTGGTACAATTATTTTGGTAATGACAAGATGGAATCAAAAAGATTTGACTGGTAGATTATTATCTGCTCAATCAGAACCAAAAGCTGACAAATGGGAAGTTGTAGAGTTTCCAGCGATCATGCCATCAGGTAAACCTGTTTGGCCTGAGTATTGGAAGATAGAAGATTTAGAATCTGTTAAGGCTAGTATTCCTTTAACCAAATGGAACGCGCAGTACATGCAAGATCCAACATCAGAAGAAGGAGCTATCATCAAAAGAGAATGGTGGCAAGATTGGGACAAGGATTATATACCACCACTAGATCATGTAATACAATCTTACGATACAGCATTTATGAAAAAAGAAACTGCTGACTATAGTGCTATTACAACGTGGGGTGTATTCAAACCAAAAGAAGATGGACCACAATGTATTATATTATTGGACGCTCTCAAAGACAGATACGAGTTCCCCGAACTTCGTCGCGTGGCTCTAGAACAATATAAATACTGGGAGCCTGAGACAGTTATCGTTGAATCCAAAGCATCTGGATTACCTTTAACATACGAATTAAGAAACATGGGGATACCGGTAATTAACTTCTCTCCATCAAAAGGCCAAGATAAACACACCCGTGTAAACTCGGTTGCACCTTTATTTGAATCTGCTATGATATATGCTCCAAAGAAAAAGGAGTTTGCGCAAGAGGTCATCGAAGAATGTGCAGCGTTTCCCTTTGGCGATCATGACGATCTTGTGGACTCGATGACACAAGCTATCATGCGTTTTAGACAGGGAGGCTTTTTACTACACCCTGAAGATTATGAAGAAGAAACTCAACCAAAAAGGAAGTTTGAGTATTATTGGTAAAAATTATAGATATGTTAAAAATATTACAAGCAATCGTAAATTTAACTAGAGCAGGAGCTCTTAAAAGTATTGACCAAGTCTATAATCTTGCAAAAAGAGAGTTAGGCAACAAATTTAATTCAGCGAAAAAACAAATTGATGATGCTTTTAAAAAAGGTCAGGAGCAGAAAAAGATAGACGACAGAACCAAAGAATTAAAAAAAATAGATGAAGAGTTTGATCTTGAAAAAGGTTTAAATGATTTAGATGAGTTTAACGTTACCAAAGACGCTGCAAAAGCTAAAGAATTAATAGACCAAAGAACTGATGATCTTATGGGTAAGAAAAAAGAATCTGAAGGTATTATGGATGTTGCAGACAAGATGTCCAAAAAAGCAGAAGAAATGAAAAAATTGCTGGATGAAAATAAGGTAACTCAAACATCTATATTCGAAGATGCATTAGACGCTGCAACTGGTTTTAAAAAAACCACTGGATCAAAAGATAAAAACAAACCTTTCAGAACCCATAGTATGGAATACAAAAAAGAAAATCCAGATTATAGAGTACCTGGTGGTAGTATGTATGCAGAAGGTAATTTAAGAACTGCAATAAGACAATTTTTAAGAACAGAAGCAAAAGAAGGTAAAATAAAATTATCAAAAGATGATCAGTGGAGGATTGATAATTATTCTCCAATGATGGAAGATGATCCAATCGATGTGTTTAGAAGATACTATGGTGAGGATGCGCTTGAAGCAGCAAGTGATATGGCTAATGAGTTAAGATTTGGTGAGTCTTACAAACATTACGAAGAAATATTTAGAAGAGAAATGCCTGAGTTAAAAATTAAAACAGAAGGTGCAGGTCAATATGATCAAAGTATTTTAGATGCTGAACGTATTATGAAAGAAGCAGCAGAAGAGGCTAAGAATAAAAAAGTATTAGAGGAGTTTGATATAATTGATAGAAAGAAAAATAATATGGGTGGTATTATGAGATCACACTATGCTTTTGGTACAGGAAAAAAGTTAGTTCAATTATTTGGAGGCGTTAAAAAATTAAAAAAAGCAATTAAGGACGCTGTAGATAATTTAAATCGAACTGGAGATAAAAAATTAGATGCGGATATGGCAGTGGATGATATGTTGGAAGAGGCGGGTATTGATAGAGATACTGTTGATCAATATGATCTTATTGATGCATATGGCAAAGCTTATGATGAAATTGTAAGAAGTGTAGACGACCTCCCTGGTTTTCCAAAAATTAAATCACAATCATCAAAAAATGTATTTGATGAAGTTGATGTAGAATTAGAAAAACAATTTCCTGGTGTTACAAAAGAAATACAATCAAGCAAAACTGTTGAAAGATTAAAACTTATGGAAAAATATCCAGGTATTGATAATAAACTTCTTGATCAAATTTTAATAGACGATAACCCACAAAGAAAAGCAGAAGTGTTAGCAACACTTGATGAAGCATTTAGAATGATGGAAAAAGGTATAGGACCAGATGAAATTTTAGAAACGTTTAAAAAAACACCAAGAACTAAACAAGCAATGGGAACTGGACCAGATGGTTTATCTGAAATTACAGAATTGTTTAAAAAAATAAAAATTAAAAACGAAAACAAGAGAGCAGAAAAGGAAGCTGATAAACAAGTCAGATATAGAAAATTAATAGAGTCCAATAAGTTTCCAGAACTAAATGAATTTTTTCAAGCTAAACTTAATGAATCAAATGGAGATATGGATTTAGAATTAAGAACAAATTTTGCAGTAGGTAGCTCGCCATTTACAGCGGAACAGTTAGCTCAGAAAAGACAACAATCATATATAGACTACCTTGCAAGACAAGGTAAAGGTACATCAACAACCGGAACAGGAACAAGCACGAGCGGTGTAAATAATATATCAGTATTTAAACCACCCACGTCACTCGTTCCTAGCACCACGACAACAGGAACTGGCACATCTGGAACTAGCACGACGACTGGAGGAACGAGCGGCGGGGGAACTACATCATCAGGTGGTGGATACTCAGGCGGTTCTTCAGGCGGCGGATCATCAGGAGGCGGCTCAACGGGTAGCTCGGGAGGAGGAACGAGCAGCGGGGGTGGCAATGTTTACACCGGTGCAGGTAATTTTCCTCCAGGTATGGGAACTAATACAGGTGGTGGCTCTGCAGGTTCATCAGGCGGTAGTTCAGGATTAACTCCAAACACAGGTAACGTAGACGTAGGTGGCGGCGGATTTGGTGGCACAGGATCTATTGTCGGAGGAGGCACAGGTTCAGCACCAGGATATCAATCAAGACTTGATGAATACAAAGCTTATGTTGAGAGAAACAAAAATGATCCAACAGCAGCATTGAGTCCAAATAGTTTTTTTACTCAAAAAGAATTACTAGCTAGTCCTGAGTTGCAGGATGCAGCTTATAAAGATGTTTATAATCCAGCTCAAGAATATCAAAAACAAGTACAAGCAGGTTATGATACCGGCGATCTTGGAAGTGAAGCAGCTAATGATGCAGCAAATAAAGCAGCCTCAGCATTGCCAAATCCATATGAGATGTCCAGCAAAGAATTAAGAGCTGCGGCTCAACCATTTATAGAGCAAGCAAAGGCAGAGTGGTTTGCAGCAAATCCAGGTGCAACAGCACAGGATTTTTCTAGAAGTGGTGGAAGATGGATTGATTTAGCTGAAGACATTGTAAGACGTAATTACAGGGAGCAACAAGATCAATTTGCAGCTACAGCTGATGATGGTTTTGAAATTTTTACAGATGATAAAGGTATTAAACGTATTACTCAAGATCAATATAATCAAGCTAAGTTAGAATTTTTAAAGTCAGAAGGAAAAATTGATCAAAATGCAACAGTTAATGACTTAGGTAAACAAGAAGGTGGGCCAAGAAATGAAGATTTAAACCTAGCTGCTAAAGAATATATTGAAAATAAATATGGAACCTCATCAACACTTTCACCAAACCCAAAAACTGGTTATGAACAAATGGGAGGTGGTGCAGACTTTGCACAGATTACGTCATTACCTGAAACTACTCAATTTGCACAATCAATTCAGGGCGAGACTAATAATAAAAATATTTTACAAAAAGCAAATGAATTTGCAACCAAACATGGTAAAAGTATAACAACCGCGTCTTACTTATTAGATTATGTAGCACCTGGAGTAGGTAAAACAATTAGATACCTTCAAGCAGCAAACAAAGGTTATAACACAATTAAAGACGCATACAATCAATCAATAGATGATGTTTTAACTAAACCGACAGGTATAGGTGGACAAATTGATTTAAATGAAACTCTATCTAAAGGCACTACTCCAGAGCCAGAGTATGATGGTAATATAGGATCTATATTTTTTAGAGACGGTGGTAGAGTAAACAAAGCAGTAGGTGGACCTCTTGATTTAGAGGCTAGAAGAAAACAATCATATGAAGATTACTTGGCAAGACAAGGAGGTGTACAACCAAAAACACCAACAGCTCCGCCTGCACAACCTGTGGTTCCACAACCTAAACCAAATTTTCCAAAACCGTTTCCTATGACTCCAGGACCGTCTTCAAATGTACCTTTTGGTCAAAAACCGGCAACACCTACAACTCCTGCAACAACAGCAGCACAACCTCAACCTGCTGGCCCTTTTGATATGTCTAAATATCAAGGTGGTACATTTACAGGTGGTGTAGAAGATTCAAGAAATATTGCTCTTAATGAATTAGCAGAGCTAGGAGTTGATATTGATAAATACAGAACTATGACAGCTAAAAAAGACCCAACAGCTCCGACATTTAAAGGTTATACAAATACCGAACTTATGGTGATGTCTCCAGAAGAATTTAAACAAAAACTTGGTTTTGATCCAAGTGTTGAAGGTGCAAATCCTGAATTTGAAAAATTTATACAATTAATAGGTCCTATGGCAATAGGCCCAAGTGGTCCTGCAGGAGTAAAAACTGAATTTAAAAATCAAGATGAACTTGCACAGATTTTAAATAGAGCAATCCCATTCTACATGAGAACTGCTAGAGACCTTGGTGAAAATTACACTTTACAAGAAATGTTAGCGATGAGTGACGAAGAACTTGCGGCGCTAGATGATAGATATGACAAGAAAATGGGTTATGGTAAATATAGAAAAACATCACCTAATATTTACAATACAGGAAGCAGAGATAAATCACAGGCGCAAGAAACTATGGAATATTACAGTAGTAATATTCAACCAAAAGGTACAGGAATTGGTTTAGGTTCTCAATACGCAACAGGTGGTAGAGTTGGTTTTAGATACGGTGGTGAAGATGCTAAAGTTAAAAAGTATATGAAAACAGATTACTCTAATCCTTTTAACAGATTAACAAAAAGAGATATTGGAAGACATCAAGCATATAACTCCGCTGTTTTAAAAAAAGGTAAAAAAATGATATCAGCTGATAAAAAAAAGAAAAAAAATCTTTTAACTTTAAATGAACAAGCAAGAGCAAAAGCATTACAAAGACTAGCATTACTAAAAAGACTGTACGGAGGGGTTTAATGTATAAACCTAGTCCATCTCATCAATTAATTTTAGATACACTTACAGAAAAAAACCGTAAAGGTTTTGCAATAGGTGGTGGAATAATTCAAGGAGAAAATCTTAACACACGTGAAGGGTTTAATAATCCAGAAATAAAAGTAAGTGATGAAATAAAAAAATATGCAAAATCAAAGCAAAATTTTCCTGCAGCTCCTTATATTAGAAAAGTAGGTCCTACTTGGAAAGTAGTAATAGATTTAAAAAGTTCTCCTCTATATTATTATGGTTCTTTTCCTAATGAAACTGCAGCCAGAGCTGCAGGAAAAAAAGAACACGCTAAAAGATTAAAACTTTTTAATGCAGGTAGAGAAGGTTATTTATCTTCCGCAGAGTTAATAGATTATTTACAAAAAAAACATAAAATAAAAGCGAGCTCCAGTTCTATTGCAAGCACAGCACAGGCGGCAGGTTTTGATATTATAGAAAGCAAAGGTCCAGGAAGTTTTACTTTATTTAAAACTCCTTCAGAAGACCAAGTAAATCAATTTAAAGCTAATAGAGTGAAAGCTCCCGGCATGACAGAAGAAGGTAAAAAAGCTTTTCAAAAAAGAGAGAAAAGAGCAATTAAACTTTTAGAATCAGGAAAATATACAATTTCTGAAGCAAATGAAATTTTAAAAACAGAATTTCCTGAAATAAAAAAAGGAGGAATGAAATCTAAGCTAACAGAATATGCCAAAACCATAGAAGGTATACCAAGTGGTGTAACGGGTGAAACAGCTGCTAGTGTAAAAAAAGTAAAAAAAGATTTAGAAAAATTAAATAAGTCTAATGTAAAAAAATTACTAAACAAAGGTATTACAAATTTAAATGTTCTTGGTAATGCAACTGCAGATCTTTTAGATATAGATAAAGATTTAGCTTTACGAAGAATAGGTCAATTAATAGAGGCTTACACAGGAGACACTAGATATTTAAAAGTAAAAAAAGATAATCAATTTATAAAAAATTTAGGCCCTTTACTTGAAGGATTAAATAAAACAGGAAGTAAGGATTGGGGTGGTCTTGGAGGTGGTTTACAAAGAGCTTATGCAGAATATGTAGTTACAAAAGATTTAGGTAAAAATAGATCATTTTTTCATTCTTTAAGAAATAGAATTGGAGAAATGATACCCGGTAGTGATTATGATACTGATGAAATAAAAAATATAAGGTCGTCTGCAAGATATAGATCAAGTCCATATAGTATTTTTCTTCAAGGTATTAAATCAGATATAAATCAAAAAAAAGGAAAAAAATTAGATAAACTAACAGGTATATATGAAGGAAAAATACAAAAAGCTAAAACAATTGAAGAAAAGAAAAAATTTGCAGAAGAGTATAATAAAATAGCTAGAGGTTTTGCAGATAAATATAATAAGAATTTAAAGCCTGGAGAACTTCCGGTCAGAGTTTTAGAATTTCAAATAGGAGTTCCTCCATCTACTTCTATAAAAAATAAAACAGCTCTTAAAAATTACGGAGACTTGTTCGAAAACATTTATAAAAAACATAATTATTCAATGTCTGTTCCCGAAGACATAAAATCTGCAGATGAAATAAAATCTTATTTAAAATCACCAGCAGGAAGCGCTGCAGTAAAACAGGCAGTAACAAAAGGGTCTAATAGAGTTTTTTCTGATTTATTTGGTTTGGGAAATTTTGGTGAATCACTTATGGAAGATATTAAACAAGGTAAGTATGGTAAAGCTAGTTGGAAAGGCGCTGGTGCATTAGCTGTGCCTTTAATAGGATACATTGCTCAAGATGAATACAGAAGAGGAGAACCTGTTTTAGATATTGCAACAAGTGCATTTACAGGAATAAAACCTACAGAAGCTATAGCAAGAAGTTTTGTGCCAGAAGAAAAAGGTGGTTATTCAGACAAAGAAAAATTGGCAAGACTACAATTAAAACTTTTACAAAATCCACCTAAAGCATCTTTAGACATGAGCTCTGTTTTATCTTTAGCTCAAAAAGATCCAGAGTTCACAGGTAATCCAAATGAGTATTTATCTTATCTAGAATCTAAAAGAGATGATAAAGGCCCAAATAGAAGAGGTATTGAATCTATAGCCACAGATGCAGAAAAAAGATTTCAAAAACAAGTTATGGAACCATTATTAAGACGTAAGGCATTAAAAAGAAATCAAAACATAGAAGGACTTATTTCTTTATTTAATAGATTCGGTTCTGTTGATCCTAATATGCAACTTTATTTTCAGTCAGGCGGTCGTGTAGGTTTTGCAAATGGACCCAACGATCCAAGTAAAAGAAAATTTATGAAACTTATGGCTGGAATTGCATCAATACCTTTTCTTGGTAAATTTATAAAACCAGCGACCAAAGCTGCACCAGCGATTGTAGACGCAGTAAAAACAATACCATTGCCAGGGAAACCAGAATGGTTTGATAGTTTAGTTAACAAAGTAATATCAAAAGGCGTGGATGTAAGTAAAAATTTTTCAACTAAAGATAGACAAGTTGTGCATCAATTAAAAATAGATGATGCAGAAGATGTGACAGTTTATAGAAATTTAGATGATGGTGAAATTAGAGTGTCTTACGATTCACCTGATAATATGGGTGAGCAACCTGTAGATTTAGTTTTTAAACCGGGAAGTGGTCAGATGGATGAAACAACAGGAAAAATTGCAGATGAGTTTTATGCAGTAGAAGCAGAGCCAAGAGGTATTAGAATGGGTCCTGATGATTATGACATAGAATTTGATGGAGAAAACTTAGTTGATGATATTAGTGATTTAACATCTGACACAAGTAAATTAAAACAAGTTGCTACAGATAAAAAACCAACGCTTAAAGAATTTGTAGAATCTAAAAAGAAAAAAGATCAAACAAACGCTTTGAACAAAAATCAAGTAGAACAAGCTGAATATTTAGAGAATAAATACGGCCCTGGAGACGATTTATATTATCAGGATTTTTCAGACTATGACTAAATATCCCAAAACACACTTATTACCACCCAAGTCTGGACCAACCCCTCAAGGCTTGAATTTAAAAAATAACAATGTTAAAACAGTTCGATTGGAGAAAATAAATGGCAGAAATAGACAAAGCGCTACCAAACGTAGATGAGACTATAGAAGTAACTCAAGATGAAATGGTTCAACAAATTTCTGAACCAGAAAATAATTCTGGACCCACAGAAGTTATCGAGAATGAAGATGGATCAGTAGATATTAATTACGGTGAAGATCAAAACTTACCGCCTCCAACAGATCACTACGCAAACTTAGCAGATTATTTAGACGAAACAGAATCTAGTAGACTAAGTGCTGAGCTAATTGAAAATTATAAAGATTACAAAACATCAAGAAAAGATTGGGAACATACATATACAACTGGACTTGATTTATTAGGATTTAAATATGAAAAAAAATCAGAACCGTTTCAAGGTGCCTCGGGGGCGACTCACCCGGTACTTGCTGAAGCTGTTACTCAGTTTCAGGCGCTCGCTTATAAAGAGTTACTCCCAGCTTCTGGACCAGTAAGAACACAGATTTTAGGAATTAACACTCCACAAAAAGTTCAACAAGCGAATCGTGTAAAAGAATTTATGAATTATCAAATCATGGATCAAATGAGGGAATATGAACCTGAGTTTGATTCTATGTTATTTCATCTTCCACTAGCTGGATCAACTTTTAAAAAAGTTTATTATGATGATTTACTAGGACGAGCTGTTTCTAAATTTGTTCCTGCGGACGATTTAGTAGTTCCGTATTCTGCTACCTCATTAGAAGATGCGGAAGCTATCGTTCACGTAATTAAAATTACAGAAAATGATTTGAGAAAACAACAGGTCATGGGTTTCTACAGAAATGTAGAAATACCTCAACCTGGTCAAGCACATGAAACAGAAATTGAAAAAAAAGAACACGAACTAGAAGGACTTAAAAAAACCGGGAAAAACGAAGACATGCACACTTTGCTTGAGTTCCATGTTGACTTAGATTTAGATGGATTTGAAGATATGGGACAAGACGGTGAGCCAACAGGAATTAAATTACCTTACATCGTAACTATTGAAGAAGACTCAAAAGAAATTTTATCTATAAGAAGAAACTACAAACAAGAAGACCCGTTAAAGAGAAAAGTAAATTACTTTGTACACTTTAAATTTTTACCAGGACTAGGTTTTTATGGTTTTGGTTTAATTCACATGATTGGCGGTTTATCAAGAACTGCGACAGCTGCTTTAAGATCTTTGTTAGATGCAGGAACATTATCAAACTTACCTGCAGGATTTAAACAAAGAGGAATTAGAATTAGAGATGATGCACAATCAATTCAACCAGGAGAATTTAGAGATGTAGATGCGCCAGGCGGAAGTATTAGAGATGCCTTTATGATGCTTCCTTACAAAGAGCCTTCACAAACTCTGTTACAGCTTATGGGTGTCGTAGTTAGTGCAGGCCAAAGATTCGCTTCCATAGCAGACCTGCAAATAGGTGAGGGTAATCAGCAAGCCGCGGTGGGCACGACAGTCGCGTTGCTTGAAAGAGGGAGCAGAACAATGTCTGCTATTCACAAAAGAATTTACGCAGCCTTAAAAGAAGAATTTAAATTATTGTCGCAAGTATTTAAAACATACTTGCCTCAAGAATATCCATACGATGTTGTCGGTGGCCAAAGAATGATTAAACAAATGGACTTCGATGATAGGATAGATATATTGCCAGTTGCTGACCCAAATATTTTCTCACAATCACAGCGAATATCTTTAGCGCAAACAGAGTTGCAGCTGGCAATGTCAAACCCACAAATTCACAATACATATAATGTTTATAGAAATATGTATGAAGCGTTGGGTGTAAAAGATGTAGATTCAATATTAATACGTCCTCAACCACCAGCTCCAAAAGATCCTGCATTAGAACACATTGATGCAATGGGTGGAAAACCGTTTCAAGCTTTTCCTGGACAAGATCATAGAGCACACATCACAGCTCACATGAACTTTATGGCGACTAATATTGCTAGAAATAATCCAGTTATCATGGCAAGTTTAGAAAAAAATATTTTTGAACACATTTCATTAATGGCACAAGAGCAAACTGAAATGGAAATGGCTCAAGAGATACAACAAATTCAACAAATACAACAACAAGCTCAAGCAAATCCTGCAATGGCACAAAATCCACAGGTTCAAATGCAGTTAAAAATGTTTTCAGATAAGTTTGAAGCAAGAAAAGCTGTGTTGATTGCTGAAATGACTGAAGAATTTATGAAGGAAGAGAAAGATATTACTTCTCAGTTTGATAATGACCCTCTTGCTAAGTTAAAAGCTAGAGAATTAGACTTAAGAGCGGCTGAAAATCAAAGAAGAAAAGAATATGAAAACAAAAGAATTGATTTAGATCGTATGAAAGCAGTCATGAATCAACAAAACCAAGACAATAAATTAGAACAAAACGAAGAATTAGCAGAAATGAGAGCTGAAACTTCAATTGAGAAAACTTTATTGCAAAACGCACTTAAAAAAGATAAATAATAAATAAAAATAGGAGATTTATGATTAAAACTCAGTCAAAACACGTAGATTTTAAAAAATTTACAAACAAAGATGGTCTTTTAAAAGGCGGAGTACCTGTTGAGATGTCAAAACCAAATGAATCTCAAAAAGATAGAGTACAAGGTCAAAGAAGAATGTTAAAAGACAAAAGATCAACTGTAACTTGGTACTAATATGTGGTTATCGGCAATTAAACTAGCCGTATCTGCTGGAAGTAAGATATATGCTAATAAGCAAAAAGCTAAAATGGCTATGTCTGAGGCACAATTATTGCATGCTGAAAAGCAAGCACGTGGTGAAGAGCAATATCAAGGAAAATTACTAGAAGCTAGACAATCAGACTGGAAGGACGAGGCGGTTTTGATAATTCTCTCGGCGCCCATAGCGGTTTTGGCGTGGTCGGTGATAAGTGAGGATCCTGAAGCCATGAATAAAGTAAAATTATTTTTTGAGATGTTCTCGCAGCTCCCGTCATGGTTCACAAATTTGTGGATTCTTGTAGTTGCGTCGATATATGGTATAAAGGGAACACAAATATTTAGAAACGGAGGAAAAAAATAATGAGAACTGACTATCAACCAAAGCCTAGAGTAAGACCTAGACCTGATCACGAAAAAGCAAATGGTAAAGTTTACTCGGCAAAAGATAAAAGCATGATCGAACTTAAGAAAAAAGGTGAGATCAAAAAAAATACACAAACAGGTTAGTATGAAAAAAAATAAAAAGAAAAAATTTCCAGACATGTCTGGAGACGGAAAAGTTACTAAAAAAGATATTTTAATTGCAAAAGGTGTGATTAAAAAAACTAAGAAAAAAAGAAAAAAGTAAAATGGCAAAACTTTGTGCTAGAGGAAAAGCAGCTGCAAAAAGAAAGTTTAAGGTTTATCCTTCAGCGTATGCTAACATGTACGCCTCTGCAGTTTGCTCTGGAAAAGTTACACCAGGTGGTAAAAGACAAAAAAAATCTAACGGTGGAAAAGCTTACACAAAAGGTTGTGGTAAAGTTATGTCTGGCAAAAGAAAACCTATAAGATATGTCTAGTAACGGATTAAGAAAATGGGTCAAAGAGAAATGGGTAGATATTGGAGCACCGAAGAAAAACGGGAAATATCAACCATGCGGGAGATCGAAGGGGAGCAAAAGGAAGTATCCAAAATGCGTTCCACTTGCAAAAGCCACTCGTATGACAAAGTCGCAAAAGGCGAGTGCTGTCAGACGAAAAAGACAAGCGGGTAATAAAGGACCAAAACCAACTAACGTAAAAACATTTGCATGATTAAAAAAAGAAAAAAATATTCAACTGGAACTAAACCAAAAAGAGATTTTCCTGCATTAAGGGATTCTCAAAAAACATTTAATAATTTTTTACAGAAAAAAGGAATTAAAAAATTAGACTTTGAGGATGTTAAAAAAGTCTATAAAATTTTTACAAAAAAATAATAATGTCTATTAGAAAAACAACAAAAGGCCCGAACGCCAATTATAGACCAACAAAATCTGGAGCTGGAATGACAGCAAAAGGTGTAAGAGCTTACAGACGTGCAAACCCTGGAAGCAAACTAAAAACAGCCGTGACAGGAAAAGTGAAGCCTGGATCAAAAGCTGCAAAACGTAGAAAATCATACTGCGCAAGATCACTAGGACAATTAAGAAGATCATCAGCTAAAACTCGTAACGATCCTAATTCTAGAATCCGTCAGGCTAGAAGAAGGTGGAGATGTTAAAATGACAAAAGCAAAAAAAGCAAAAGTAAAAAAAGTAATTAAAGCTTTGAAAAAAGCTTCTAAATCACATGCTAAACAAGCTAAAACATTAAAAGGAGTTATAGGTGAAAAGAGCAATAATAGACGCGCTTGAAGCAAGATATAACGCACAAATAGCTGAAGCAGACGCTACAATAAAAATCTATTTAGAAAATTCAGTTGGTATTGGAGAACATCCTCAACACATTGATGAGGTTGATAAACAATTACAAAAAATAGCTGAAGCACAAGAAAAACTAAACGAACTACAGGCATTTAAAATATGATGGACCCAATAACAATTGTTTATAAAATTCAAAAACTTTTAAAAGAAGGAATCAATCAGATTCAAGAAACATATACATCTGGATCGGTTGACAATATGGAAAAATACAAGTATCTACTTGGAAAGGCACACGCCTTACAAATTATACAACAGGAAATCTCTAACCTGCTAGAAGAAAAGGAGCAAAAAAATGAGCAAGGAAACGTTATCGACTTCGGAAAGCCCGAAGATAAAAATGGCTCTTGAAGAAAAATATAAAGAGCAAGATAAAGAAGAAAAATTAAAAAGAGTTGACGAAACAAACGTTGACAAAGTAATAGACAACTTACCAGAACCATCTGGTTGGAGACTTTTAGTTTTACCTTTTACACCGAAAGAAAAAACTAAAGGTGGTTTAATATTTTCACAAGAATCTTTAGACAAAGCAAGAATCGCAACTAATTGCGGTTATGTTTTAAAAATAGGACCAGACGCATACAAGGATAAAGAAAAATTTCCTCAAGGCGCTTGGTGTAAAGAAAAAGATTGGGTGATCTTTGCAAGATATGCTGGATCACGTTTACCAATAGAAGGCGGAGAAGTCCGTATTCTTAATGACGACGAAGTTTTGGGTACTGTTGCTGACCCAGAATTTATGTTGCACTACATTTAATACATAGGAGGAAACTATGCCAATAGACAACGAAGAAAAAAAAGATGTTCCTATGGTTGATATTGATACTTCAGGACCTGGTGAAGAGGTTGAAGTAGAAGATAAACAATCAGAAGTAACCGAAGAAAAATCTGACGCTATAGATAAAACTTATGAAAATGAGCGTGAGATAAAACTAGAAGAGAAAGAAACACCCGTAGAAGGTGCAGAGAAAGATGAAGAATTAGAATCATATAGTAAGAGAGTCAAAAGAAGAATTGATAAACTTACTACAAAAATGAGAGAAGCTGAAAGACAAAAAGAAGAAGCTTTAGAATATGCACGATCAGTTAAAGCAACTTCTGATAGTCTTAAGAAAAAATACTCTCAACTAGAAACAAGTGGTTTAAAAGATAGAGAAGAAAAAATTAAATCTAATCTTAAAGCTACTTATGCAACATTAGCAGCTGCCAGAGAAGCTGGAGATTTAGAAGCTGAAGTTAATGCTCAAAAAGAAATTGCTAGACTTGGTTACGAGGAAGCAAGATTAGAAGAGCAAAGAAACACAACATCTAAAGCCGAGCTTATGGAAAGACCTGTAAATATTACACCGTCTAGACAAGCTGAACCAACTAGAGAACCTGATCCAAAAGCACAGGATTGGGCTCAAAAAAATACTTGGTTTGGTAAAGACAGTGCAATGACTTACACTGCTTTTGATATACACAAAAAACTAGTGGATGAAGAAGACTTTGACCCAACAAGTGATGAATATTACGCAGAAGTTGATAAAAGAATAAGACTTGAATTCCCTCACAAATTTGATACAAATGAGGAAAGGGAAACGACCAAACCTATACGAACTGTAGCTTCGGCTAAACGTTCTGTTAAACCAGGTCGCAAAACTGTGTCTCTCACACCTTCACAGGTAGCAATTGCTAAAAAATTAGGTGTGCCACTGGAAGAATATGCGAAACAGTTAAAAATCACGAAGGAGGTATAGCATATGACAAAAGAAACTAAAAAAACCACTCGTGCAAGTCAGTCTAGGGCTAAAGAAAAAAGACCTACGACATGGGCTCCCCCATCATCTTTAGATGCACCACCTGCGCCAAAGGGTTTCAAACATAGATGGCTAAGGACAGAGGTTTTAGGATTTGACGATACTAAAAACATGTCTGGTAAATTAAGATCAGGTTACGAATTAGTGAGAGCTGATGAATATCCAGATGAAATTTACCCTACTATGAAGGAAGGAAAATACGCAGGAGTGATTGGAGTTGGTGGCCTTGTGTTGGCAAGGATACCGGAAGAGATCGCACAATCTCGAACTGAGTACTTTAAAAGACAAACTCAGGAGAGAAACGAAGCAATCGACAACGATCTTATGAGGGAACAACATCCAAGTATGCCGATCAATGCTGATCGACAAACGCGTGTAACTTTTGGTGGTACGAAGAAACGTTAATTTTTTAACAATTCCTACCCGCTAAATTAAAATAAATCGTGCTGGAGGTCCTTCGGGACAGGCACATAAAGGAGAAAACAACTATGGCTAACGCTTCAACAACAGGCTTTGGTTTAAAGATGATCGAAAGATTAGGTAACACACCTTCAATCGGCGGTCAGTCTGAATACCTAGTCGAGTCGGCTCCAGGTGTAGGTCTTTACAAAAACAATCCTGTATCTCTGCAAGATGCAGCAGGTTCAGAAGGTTTTTTACAAGACGCTTCTTTTGCAACTACAGATGACACAGGTGCAGGTGGCGCTACTTATACTAACGCTACTGAGTCACTTTTAGTAGGTGTATTTAACGGAATTTTTTACGTTGATAACACAACTAAAAAACCAAGATTTGTTAACTTTGTAGATGCTGGAACAACATTTGGTGTAGATTATAACACTGGTAGCAGCAATGGAAAAGCATTCGTGAATGACGATCCAATTCAAGAATATGCAATTAAAACTGATGCTGCATGTCCAACAAGTAACAACGGAAAAAGCTTCAACGTAACATCGTTTACAGCTACTGACAACAAAGACGGTCAATCGACTGTACTTTTAAATGTTGCCGGTGGTGCAGCTGCAACTAAAATGTGGAAAGTTGTCAGAGTCGCTAACGCGCCTGAAAACCAAGACATTTCAGCAGCTGGTGCAAACATGGTCGTTGTAGTTAACTCTGCAAGTAACTTGTACATAAACTAAGCTAGGAATAGGAGATAAAATACTATGGCAATATCACGATCACAACTAGTTAAAGAACTAGAGCCAGGTCTGAATGCACTATTCGGCTTGGAATATAAAAATTACGAGAACGAACACGCTGAGATTTTTGATATCGAATCTTCAGACAGAGCTTTCGAAGAGGAAGTAATGTTATCTGGATTTGGTAACGCACAAGTTAAAGCTGAAGGTCAAGGTGTATCATTCGATGATGCTCAAGAGACTTTCACTTCTCGTTACACACACGAAACAATCGCTTTAGCGTTTTCAATTACTGAAGAAGCAATTGAAGATAACTTGTATGACAGACTTGCGTCTAGATATACAAAAGCATTAGCAAGATCTATGGCTAATACTAAACAAGTTAAAGCGGCTAACGTCCTAAACAATGGTTTCGATGGAAACTTTGCAGGTGGTGACGGAGTATCACTTTTCGGTAATAATGCAGGTGGAGTAATTGTGAACCACCCTACATTAGCTGGAACGTTCTCTAACCAATTGCAAACTCCTGCTGACCTTAACGAAACATCATTAGAGCAATCTCTAATCGATATTTCTGCTTTCACTGATGAAAGAGGTCTAAAAATCGCTGCTAGAGGAATGAAATTAATCATTCACCCTAACCAGCAGTTTACAGCAGAGAGACTAATGGAATCAAAAGGTAGAACGGGAACAGCAGATAACGATATTAATGCAATCGTATCTAGAGGAATGGTACCTCAAGGTTATGTAATTAACCATTACTTAACTGATACAGATGCGTTCTATATCAAAACTGATGTACCTAATGGTATGAAGATGTTCAACAGATCACCAATCAAAACTTCAATGGAAGGTGACTTTGACACTGGTAACGTTAGATACAAAGCAAGAGAAAGATACTCTTTTGGATTCTCTGATCCAAGAGGTATGTATGCTTCTGCTGGAGCGTAATAAATAATTAAGTGAGGGGCGGTTTCGCCCCTCATAAACAACTTGAAATAAAATTTTAGAGACTATATAAATAGTACAAGGAGAAAAATTATGGGAATATACAAAAGATTAAAAGAAGCACCTGAAGGATGGAAGCCAGAAGATAAAAAAATCTGTTTGGCAAGAATCGAAGAGGGTATCAAAAGAAACGAAAATATAAAAAAAACTGCTACAGGTGATAAATTAGCTGAAGCTGAAGAAAAAATAGCTTTTTTGACCTCTAAAAAAGAAGAAATATCAGCTTTAGAATAATTTTCACATATAAATGAAAACGTTTCTGGTTAATATTCACGCCTACGATCATCATACTAGGTTTGAAGTAAAATCAGAAGACGATCCTCATTCGCTTGAAAAAGCAATCCTTGACAAACTGGGAGAAAACAGTATAGTTTGGGAATACACGGGAGACATGTATGACTCCCGGGTAAAAAGAATAACCTATGAGGAGGTTATAAATGGACAACCACATCCAGGAGCTTTACCAACAGAAAAAAG